GATGGAAGCCGTGTCGTTCATTCATCGTGCACTCCGACCGGCCGTGTGGTCAGCGCGTGCCGGGCCGGTGAGCGGCGGGCGCGCTGGTGGGTCAGGTCTTGCGCTCGGCGGCCGAGATCTGCGCGTGGATGTGCTCCAGCACCTCGCGCCGGCCAGCGCGGCGGGCCATCTCGTAGGGGTTCGGGTCGAACATCGGGCCGCCAAAAAGCTGCGCCAGATCGTCGGCCACAGCCTGGCCGTCGCTGGTCAGCTCGAACGTGTGCAGGTACTGCTCGGGCGTGGCGGTCATGCCGTGGCCGCACGCTTCAGCGCCGCGTCAATGGCCATGGCCTGCACCTGCTGCTGCTGCGCCTGGGCCTGCTGTTCCTGCTGCTGCTTGCGCAGCGCGGCCACGGCCTTCTCGCTGCGGATCACGTCAGCCGGCGCGCCCAGCGCCTTGCCCATCTGGCGCATTGCCTCATCGGCGTTGATCAGGTCAAGCGCCTCGGGCTTGCCGCCGTTTGCCATGGCGCCAGCGTTGGCCATCAGACGCTCGATGGCGGTGACGTCTTCCAGCTTCTGCGCGCGGGCCAGCGGGGACTGGTAGCGCACATTGAACGGCATTCCCTCCAGCGAGGCCGGTGCCGGCGGCAGGATGCCGGCACGGTAGGCCAGGCCGAACACGCGCTCGACGGTCGGCGCCAGGTCCTCGGTCTGGAACCGGCCGAACAGCGGGCCCAGCAGCTGGCGAATCAGCGCCACGCGCACGTGCACCTCGGTCGCGGTCATGGCCGGGCCGTCATGCGGCTGCAGCTGGTCGGCCATCAGCATGCGGCGGATCTGCGCGCGCATCTGGTCGGCCTTGCTGAAGGTGACGTTGAAGTCGGCCCCGGTCGGCAGTTCCTTGATGCTGTTCACGCTGTTGGCGACGATGACCGTGCCGCCGCGCACCTTGACCGTGCGGGGGTTAAGCACGCCGTCGTCCTCGGCCACGTACACGCCAGCAGCAGCACGGCCGACGGCCACCAGCTCCATGCGCAGCATCTCGTTCAGCGTGGCGATGGTCGGCAGCGCGGCCGACACCGGGCCCACGGCGTACGGGCTGTTCGGCAGCTGCATCCAGCGCGGCACGCTGCACGGGAACTCCTCGTAGCCCGACTCGCGCACCGTCATGCGCGTGCTGCGTTCGACGTGGCAGGACGCGAACGGCATGTTCTTCGCCATGCGCGCGCCCGGCACGTTGTTGCTGCGCGGGTAGATCGCGTGCACGAACTCGTGCCGGGCCTGCGGCTTGTTGCGGGCGTCGTCCTTGATCTTGTCCGACAGGCTGTCCTCGCCGTATTCGCGCACCGCCTGCTCGGCCGTCAGCTTGAAGCGGCGGAAAACCTTGTCGATGCGCCCGCCTGCCTGGGTGCTGCCGATGTAGCACTGCGCCAGCGGCCACTGCTGGAACACCAGGCCGCCGCGCTCGCGGTCCTCGTCGATGTAGAGCACGAACCAGCCGCAGCACACGCTGTCGAGAACGGCCTCGAACTTGGCCGCGTCGTAGTTGCTGGCGTGGATCTGTTCCCACAGCAGTTCGGCCACCTCGTCAAGCCAGCGCCGTTCCTCGTCGGACTCGTCGCCCACGTCCAGCGCGAACCACACCGCATTGGCCGGCGTCATGCCCGACAAAACGCTGCTTGTCAGCAGCCGCGCCCCGTCGGCGGCCGTGTCGTCCATCAGGTCGGCCTTCTTGCGCTGGGCCGTCTGCGCGTCCACCACATCGCCGTTCAGACCGTCTCCGCGCTCGGGGTAGGTGTACTCGAAGCACCGGCGCCACACGTTTTCGTGCGGGCTGCGTTCGGCCTCCATCACCTCAAGCTGGCGGACGATGTACTGCGCCTGCTCGGTCGGCTGCATGGTCAGAATGGGGTCGGGGGCTGGCCGCGGGTCAGCAGCGACGCGCGCTGCGACACGGTGCTGCGGTTCGTGGTCTTGCTGATGGGCGACGCGCCTGCATCGGCCTCGCTGGCCGGTGCACCGGTGCTGATCAGGCTTTGCTGCTCGCGTCGGCGGCGCTGGTCGGCTGCCAAGCGCAGATTCGCGTTCTGCACGGCCTTGGCATCAGCTTCGGCTCGGGCCTTGTCGTCGGCCGCAGCCATGTCGGCGGCCTGCTGGCGGCTCTTGCTCGCAGCCTTGCGGGACTGCTCTCCGCTGTAGACCGTGGTGCCGACGAGCGCACCCACCACCAGGCTGACGGGATCGCACACGGCGCGTCAGCCCCGGCCCAGTTCCTCGGCCAGCTTGGCCTGCGCCTCGGGTGTGCGCGTGGGCGGCACCATCCACCCCTGCTTGGTCTGCACCGGCCCCAGGATGCGCCGAGGGTCGATGTCGACCGCGTTGGGCAGGTCGTTGGTCGGCTCGGGCGTGGGCAGCACGGCAGCAGCGGGCTGCGGTGCCGTTCCTGGCGTGCGGGTGGTGCGGGTGGTGCGGGTCATGGGCGGCGCTCCGGTTGGTCTGCGCCGGCACTGTCGCCGCCCTACGGTGTCGCCATCCCGACAGTCAGGCTGTATCCCGAAGCACCGCCGACACGCTCGGCTGCACCCGCTTGGTCGGCGCGTCGGTGTAGCTGCAGTCGCACTTGGCGGCCCACAGCACCAGCAGCGCAGAGCCCACCCAGAACGGGGGCTCGCTGGGCAGGTCCTCGCTGGTGTAGCCGTACACCGTCGAGTAGCCCACGCGCAGGGCGTCGGCGATCTGCTGCACCGTCATGCCCCTGGTGCGCAGGTTGGCCACGATGCGGGCCCAGTCGATGCGGATGTCGCGGCTCAGGATGATCACGTCAGCACCTCCACGACTCGATACCACTGCCCACCCAGCTGCACCCTCTGCCAGCGCTCGACGTACAGCGGCAGCGGGCTGTTCCGCCCGGGCTTGATCGTCAGCACCACGGGCTGCCAGTTGCCCCTTCCTACGGGGCGCAAGGTCAGCTGCATGCCGCCACCAGCACGCGGGCCTCGGAATGCGCGCGCGCGATGGGCAGCGGCTTGCCGCAGCGGGATAGGCTCACTGCCGCCTCCAGCGATCCCAAGCGATCAGGTGCGTGAGCTTGTCCCGGCTTCCCATCTTCCGCTTTGCCGACTGGACATGCGCCTGAACGGTGCGCTCGGACAGGCACAGCCGGTCTGCGGCAATCTTGTGCATGCCGTACTCGATCACTGCATCAAGCGCCTTTGCCTCGCACTGCGTCAGGCCCCAGGGATTCAAGCCTCTGGCTGCGGCCTGGTCGTGGCGGGCGCTCATGCGGACCACGCCCATACGCTGTTGACGGCTGGGATGTGAGCCGGCCGGACCTTGCCTACAGGGACAATACGGGGCCTGCGGCCAATGATCCTGTCCCTGGAGCCCCTGATCGCCCCGAGCTTCAAGCGGCGCGCGTAGGCGGCTTCCTTCAGCTTGCGAAGGCGAAGGCGCATGCGGACCTCGGCGCCCGGCATGCCCCATAGGGTCTGCGTGCCATTGCCTACCGTGACCAGAAGGCCGGCGGATTTCATGTGGGCCAGGCGCGATGCTGTCGATTTCAGGTGGCCGCCGACGATGGCGTTTACCTCGTACAAACGCAGCCCTTCCGGCTTCCAGCCCATCGCGGCCAGCACTTCCCATCGTCCGTGAGTCATTCCCGGCTTCTTCAATTCACCCGCTCCATGTTCATCGTCAAACACCCCGCATAGCCCAGCACCGTGCGGGCCGCTGCGTACCAATCCCAGCACATGACCACACACCAGCCTTCGCGCTGCAGTGCATCCATGCGGGTGCGCTGTTCTTTGCTGGGCACTCCGTCGCCGTGCTTGAACTCAATGGCGAGGCCAATGAACCCACCACGCGCCACCGGCCACTGCCAATCCAGGGCGCCGGCCTTGGTGCCTTCGGCCTTCAGCTTTGCTGCCACAGCCGGGTGGCGCTGCCCGCCGTTGGGGATGGCGTGGGCCAGGTCTAGGCCGGGAATGCGCTGGCGACTCAGCCACTGCACGAAGGCGGCTTGCGTCTGGTGTTCGCTCACGCTGCCACCCTTTCCCGCACCGGCTGCCACCATGTAGCGCTTCGGGGGGTGTAGCCGTCCCGGTAGCCGCGCTGATAGCCGTCTTCGTAGCCGCAGCCGGCCTCTGACTTCGGCGGCGGGAACTTCTCCAGCGGCAGGCCGGCAGCTCGATCGCGGAGTGCGTCAAGTTCGCCTTGTGCAAAGCCTTGTTCGTATGTCATCGCGCGGCCTTCGGCTTGTAGGTCGGCAACAGCTTCAGGACTGCCGGCGCAATAGCGGTGGGCGCTGGCAGTAGCGCATCTGCGTGATCGCGCGACAACCGACCCAGGTCCGCCG